TATCCAAACCAAGTAATTAACGCGCACATGTTAGCTGCTAAAAATATTGCTACTATACTTCCAGTGTCCTCCTTACCTGATAGTAATTTTGTCTCCTCTGTAGGCACTACCGAAGGGTTTGCTAGATTCTTTTATAAACAAACACGACCTAATTTAATATCCTCTGACGATTTTGAAAGAGATATTTTATATCCTTTAGGGACTAAGTACTCAGATTATAAGACTAGTGGAGAATTTGCAGAGTATATAAGAACAACGCTTTTACCTAAAATTCCCGTACAAACATTTACTAGCACAGATAACTTAGCAACTCTAACTGATAATGCATTTGCCAGTGATTCTTCTGGTACGCATGAGTACCTTATTAACACCTTAGGATGGGTTTACTTTTTAAATAGAGCAGGACCTATTGCAACAGTTCCTGCCTTCGACCCCTCTGGAGCATTAACGGAACTTATTACTGACACTCTTTGGAGAGGTAGGGCTTTAAGTTTTGTTGATGCTTTAAACATCTTCCAAGAGTACTTGTGGAAACATGAAGCAACTTTTGCTATAAGTGATACTATTATTCCTGTTGAGTATGTGTCTGGTACAACGATTGATAGTAATATGCACACTAGTGGCACTCAACTACTAGATAGGCTTAAGACTTTAAATGAAGTAGTATACTCTCCTCAGTTTTTAGACGCTACGGACCATAAGGTAAAGGATGCTTTTGAATTTTATATTTCAACCTTTGCTATAAATGGTGTAGGAACTTTACTTGATGAAGTTGATACTAAGGGTCCTTTGGTAAACTTTTTACAAGCAATCTCCTTTAGCATGGCAGATAGGGTTAGTGAGGATGCTGAACTTAATATCCTCTATGATATTGGGAAATGCCCAGACCAGTATCTTGAGCTTCTAGCAGACCTTATTGGCTGGAGGCTTATTGGTGCTGATGTAGACAAGTGGCGAGTCCAGCTAAAAAACGCAGTTCAAATTTATAAGCAGAAAGGAACAAAAGCTTCTATACAAACTCTTCTAAATCTTATCTTTTCAGAAGGAGTATTTAATGTTGCTACTGATGCTGATAAGGTATACGAGCTTTGGGAATCCTATGTCCCTGATCTTATTTATTACGCTTTGGCAAGTAAGTCGGCAGCCTTAGTAAATATGAATACATATACTCCTGCATTAGCAAAGCAGTTTGGAGTAACTATTTATTCTCAAACAGATTTAGAAACAAACATTAAATTGCTTGTTGATAAGATTTTGTTTGACCTAATGTTAGAGTTCCCGGAATCATTCTTCTTAGGGAACAAATTGTTTCCTACTCCAAAACTAACACTCCTACCTGAAATACGAGAGGTATTAGATGCTGATGGGAATAGTATCCCTACAGCCCCTAGGGAGGAAGAGGTTTGGTTTGGACCCTACCATATAGTCCCTACTGGAAGAGGCTCCTATAAGTATATGACGGGCTCCAAAGCTACGCCCGACTCTGAGGAGTTGAGGCTATGGTTTGATCCTAATCACACTTATGAGTATAGGGGTAAGGTAAATTATATACCTCCTTTTGAGAAGAGGCAGTTTTATTCTCAGGCTAATGTTACGCCAGCAATGCTTGAGAGGATTGAATACTACTTAAAGTGTTATGGAGTTGAAGATGCTTTTGCTGAGAGCTTAACAAAATATGTAAAGGATAATAATAGCTATAGTACTGATGTTACAACAGTTATTAATAACTTTATAATCTTTACTAAAGAAAGAAAATATGCCCCAAACTACGCAGAAGTAATTAAAGCTGCTACTAAGAATAGGGACATTGATCCCGTAAGCCTATTAACCTTATGGAATGGAAAGTCCTCTCATTTCTTAATCTCTCTTGAATCTAGTTCCTTTGATTTCTCTTCTAGGAAGTTTAATTCTGATGGAGTATACGGTCTTCGTAAATTGAAAAGCGTAGTTGACGAGGTAGCCCCAGCCCATGCTATACCTAATATATTACTGACTGTTTCAGATGTTGCGGATTCCACTTCAGGCATACATGATAACCCATGTTTCTCAATAGCGGCTGGGTTTGACAGCCTTTACGGAGTTAGCTCGATTTTAGCGGGGGGAGAATCTAAAGCAGTAGACATGGAAGATTTAGCAACTATTCCTAAACGATTTAAGAGGGTTGACGTAGATAACCTTAATGATCCTCTATTAGCTTCTGGTGTTACTAGTGTAATTAATGTTCCTAGAAATTCTCTACGGAGAAGAAGCTTTAGAAATCTTTTACCAGAGACTAAAATGTACACTAGGAATGGTACAAGTAGTCCCGGAAAACTTGAACTATCATCATCGTACCAAGACCTATTGCCTGATGATAGGGCAGTATCTTTAGGATTTATAGCCTCTTCCTTGAAGTTTGCATCCGTACCTTTTTCACAGAGTACTATAGATTATGGCATCGGGACCTTATTAGATCATAAGAGTATTCCTAGTGTATGGGATATTTGTGAGAACCTTCACTCTTCAAGTACTTTCTATAATGTAGATACTAGTCATACCTTCCCATATAGAGATCGACAAAACCTAACTAGTTCAGATTGTGTTAGCTATGGAAAGAGATCAGAGTTGTCAGAAATAATGTCAACAATGCATCGGCTGAATGAACAAAAACACTACCTTCATGCCTCGTCTATTATTTCTGGGTATTATAATGATGATGGTAGTAGGAATACTCGCTGGCCCACTACTAGTGATTTCCTTGAACCTAAAGATTTAAGTTCATGGGCATCTAACCAAATTGATTTACAGAAGTCTATAGGTAATTATTTATTGAATACAGACCAGTCTTCATTTTCTATTACTGATTTAGAACATTTTGAATTTGGAAGAAAGCTACACTCACTGTATAAGGACTACTCTGAGATTGCTGGTAACTATAAAAAACATGCAACCAATTCTAATTATGATTTAGTTGGTGGCCCAAACATATTCTCACATACCTTTGGACCTTATCTACATAATCATAACTTAGATGTAGACGGTTCTGCTATAAATACTGCGCCATATTTACAAGCTAGTTCTGCCGAAGCTGAAGCAGACATATCTTTCTATGACGGAAGTGGGGTTTTGAGTGAAGAAGGTATTATTAGAAATGTAGGAACTTATGGAGCTTCTACAACTTCTGATCTTTATATAGGAAGACCTGAGTTTAGAAATGAACACCTAGTTAGCGGTATAGAGCTAGTAGATACCTCTTCAGCAAGTGATAGGACTGCATCCCATCCTATCTTCTCTATTTTCAAGCTAAGTAGAGAGGAGCAGAGTAAGTATAAGTTTGTAAACTACCTTGTAAATAATACACTCCTTAAATATCAGCGACCTGTGGCTTCTGACAAATTTCCTAGGATCAGAGTTAAACTTGATAACTCAGATCTAACAGATAATAATAGAAACTTCTTAACTCCAAATCATGAATATGAAGTTAGAGTTACCGCCCACAATTTAGATACTAATTCTAATAATGTAGGTGGTCAATCATTATCTCTTTGGGTACATACAGAGCCTGAAAATGGGCATACCTATTCTTATGTGGCTAAACCTTATGAATGTATTCCTGACGAAATATTTGTTAGAGGGTTTGATTTCTGGCAAAGAAACAGATCTACCTACTTTACGGATCCCGCTGGCCCCTCTCATGTTAGAGCCTTATCACAGTCGGTTAGGTTCTCGGAAGGAACCTTAGATTCTTATAATACTTCGGCTAACTCTGATATAATTTCCCCTGCTGGACGCACAGTAGATTACCGATGCTTTGTGCCTATAGTTGAAGTAACTGATGCAGTCGTAAACCCAAATCCTGCTGCTATTATAAATGTATCAGAAAGGACTAGGGAACAACTTACTTTTAAGTTTAGGACTGTAGGTTCACCAGTTACAGAACTTACCTCTGAATATCAAAGAACTTATGGGAATGTGCATAGGGTTGATCAGAAATATGTTCTTGAGCTTTTCCTACCTACTGGAGATGATTCTAAGTTTGTTGTTATTGAGAAGATTGAGCTTGTTGATCTTACCAATAAACGAAAGGCTGTAGTATCTTCTCAATACGGAGAAGTAGCCATTAATGTAAAAGATATGAGAGCTATCTTTAGGTATTTTAATACTCTACAAGCTGGTATGGCAAGTAGAGATTCTTATCAGACCTCAGCAACTCTTGATGTTAGCGGAGGTAGTAAGTTGAACTATCGTTCTAATATTGGTATGTATACAGCCACCACTGGTGGTAATGAGCAACTAACGGAGATTACTA